ATAGACCAATTAATATTGCTGGTACGAGTTATTTTCCGCGGCGCGTAATCTGGATGCGTGATGTATAGAACATCCGCCGACTGCGCCCATTTTAATTCAAATATATCGGCTTCCAGATAGGGCGTTGTGACAGAAACAGGCGTCTCGGCCTCAAACTCCGCTGAAAACTCGTCTGCAAAGGCACCTGTGGCAATGATGGCATTGTTTCGGTAAATTCTAAAATATTGATCGCCAACCTCAAGGATGTACGATTCAAGTGTACTGAACTCAAACTCCAGCAACCGAGTAGCTTTGCTGCTGTCCTTGACTTCATTGACAAACCGGCTGCCCGGGCGGCGTTGAAGACCCCCTTGGATCACAGGAATGAAATTGGTTAACTCCGCAACACCGTTTTTATATTGATCGATATCCGCGCGAGACTGAACGAGGGCAGATAGCTGCCCTGCGTTGAAGTTGTTTTGCATGTAATGCGCTTTGGGCATTCGGATTAATCTCCAGAACGGCCGTGGTTACGCACTGTCACCCATGTATCCGCGGGCGGCTCAAGAGCCACCCGCTCAATTGCATTAACCCGCTTGGCGTGTTTGATCTCCTCTTGGTATTGAAGAATGTACACTTCCATTTGCGTCGAGGTTGGCTGGCGAAGCCGCTCTGCCAGTTCAAGCGCGATCTTTGCCGACAAGGCTTCAAAGAACAGCGGATCGAAATTATTAACGTCGGTTTCGCGCTTAACGTAAACGATGTTTAGCGGGGCATCGTCGTCGGTCAAAATCTGACCATCTTCAATCTGCCAATCAGTGACATCATTGAGGGGGTGTAGACGCAAAAAATCCGCGGGGAGCGGAAACGCATTGTTGTAGCCGAAAGGCGGCGCTGTTGAAGACGCCGCTAATTGCGCGCGCACGCGGGCAAAACTCCATACGTGTTTGCGAAGCTCTGCGTCCCTCGCATATTCGTATACCCTATTGCATTCCCGCGCGCGATTGCTGTCGTCAGTCAGACTAGTAATACTGGCTTCGCCAAGTCGTTGGAGCGCGCGGTTGCACAAGTCAACCGCGGAAGCCATTATTTACCACTCATGTCTTCGATGACGCGCATCTTGATCCGGTCGATAAGGTTGATCAGATCGCCTTTGGATACAGTATCATCCCAAGCGAGACGAACCGCGCCTGTGGTCGTAGCAGATCCGGTAATCGTGAAGTCTTGCTTCGATTCCGTGACCGCTGCATCGATGTGAAATTTAGCCATTTGGCGCTCCTGCTTTGAAAGAGAAGATGGGGGCCGAAGCCCCCACCTTATTAGTCGGCAACGTAGGCGATGTAGCCAACAGCGTCGTTGCCGTCAGCGATCGCAACGTCTTGAGAGGTGAGCCGGATGGTAACACCCGATTGGCTCTCAAAGACCTTCGTGTTGCCCGTAGCCGTCAGAGCAGAACCGAGGGAAATAGAGCCCGCGGTGTCAACGCTGACGCCATCGTCGATACCGTCTGGATCAGCGGCAACTGCCGTGCCGCCGAAGTCGGTGTAGGCATCCCAACCGCAGTCGAGGGTTGCCGAAGCGGTCGTCCAGTTGACGTACACGTTCGACATCGCACCAAGGATGCGAACCCGACCAGCAGGGAGTTTCACAACCGCTACCGAAGACGTAGCGTCTCCCGCACCGGATTGATCGTGGGTGAAGTACGCGATGGCGACTTGCCCGCCCAAGACAGTCTTGTCTTGGATAGTTGGCGGGGTTGCCGTCAGGTTCGTGTACTCAGTTGCTTCTTGCGTAGTTACAGCCATTTGTCAGCGCTCCTATTAGCTTTCGGTGCAAAGGATTTCGACGACTTTCGGCTCTTGGGTGCGAGCAGCCCCCATGGTGCCGCGCATGAAGACTTGCGTGAGGTACTCTTTGTCAGCACGCTCACCGATGCGAGTCTCAAGACGGTTCCAGAAGCCCAGAACGATACCGCTCTGCGCCCAAGCGAAACAGCGACGGTCGTTAGAACCGTCAACGCCGAGTTCTTCAGTGTGATGGAAACGGAACCCAAGAAAATCTGATACATCCCCTTGGACAAGCGCTTTTACGGTGTTGAAATCCGAACTCGTAACTTCGGTTTGCTCCAACAGATCCGTGTACTGCTTGGCCGTCATGGCGATGTGCATCGGCTCACTCATGTCAACATGAGCAGCTTTCAGCTTTTCGCGGGCGGTACGCAACTTTGCAACCGTCATGCCAGCGGAGCCAGAGGCGATTTGCTGGTTTGACGTATCAAAAGCCGTGTTGGTGCCACCATTTTCGCCGGTCTTGGCGGTGCCAAGGGCAGCGTCGATGATGACGTTGGTGGTTTTCCGAGCCCATGCAGCACGCATAGCTTCCGCATACGGGGAAACCGGCGAGTTCAGCATACGAAGCTCGTCTTCTTTGTCTACCGGCAGCGCCAGCGTGTAATCGGTCGGGAAGACCCAACGCTGTTTATGCTCGATTTCCGAAAACAGGGTATCGGAATTTCGAGCCGCTTTGGTCTGGAATTCGACTTCGCCGAATTGCTTGACGACCTGAGCGGCTTCGCCTTGGTAGGATTGGACGACAACACCCGCCTCAAGCGGCGAGGATTTCTCTTGCAACAAGAGTTCGACGTTAGTCGTAAAACTCTCGTTAAAATGCGAGGGGATTTCAAAAGCCATAACGGCCCTCCATCAAGTTGAACAATACACCAAATGCAGTCGGGGTTTGTCCATCTTGCTAAGAGGGCCGCGATGGGTTTATCTCTTAGTCTGGCGATGGGGCCACTTTCTTGCGGCCCCTATTCTGCCGTTTTGCAGGTTCAGAGTCAACAGGTGGTAAAACGTATGCCTCGAAAGCCTTTGCTTTCTCAATAACGATGCTGGGGTCCGTCAAGCCGACCTTAGCCGCGGCGGGCACCAAAATCTTGAGAATCTCGATTCGTACTTCATCCGCTTGCATGAGCCATCTCCTGTAATGCATTGATCTGCTGGATGTGCGACTTGCTGCCCGACAGATACTTTTTCTTGAACTCTGGGTCCATCATCAGATCGTTGATTTTCTGATTGGCCTGTGCCGGTGACATGACGTTAAACCCGCCGTTGCGATCCTCAGAGGTTTCAAATGAATCCTCAGAAAGAGCGGCACCGACCTTATGCATAAACTTAAGCGTTTCATGAAGCCCGACAGCGCTTTCCATGGCATCCAGAATTTCTTCCGACGCGCCAAACTGTCGCGCCGCAGCACGGGCGACCTTGATATTCTGGTCATATGCAGCGCCCCATTCCTTTTTGAGCGATTGCATTTCCTGCTGCCGTTGGGTATCCGTTGCTTCACTGGCCTGCGTCTGTACTTCAGACATCAGGTTCGTGTCCCATTCAGCCAGCTTCTGCACTTGGGTTTTAGTCAACCCGAGTTCATGCGCGAGGTTCTTAAACGAGTTGACCCGATCTTGGCTCAGGGGAACCTCTGGGGGAACATTGATTTCGTATTGATCGGCCGTCTCAGGCGCACCAAGCTTGGTATAAACGTCGCGCCATTCTTCCGGCGATGCTTCTTCCCCCGGCAAAGTCACCAAACGATCCGCAGGAACGCCTTTAAGCCGTTCCAGATCCCGATAACTCTTAAGAGCCTTGTCGGGGGTATCCCACGCCCGGGCTTCCGCCAACGCACGATCATCATTACCTAAAGTATCAAGCCAAGACGATTCGGCTTGTTGTTGTTGTTGCTCATCACCGCCTTCCGCGGCCGCTGCTTCGTCACTCATCACTCACCATCCAATCCGTGAAAGCGCCACAATGATTTTTGATCTAGCTGCAAATGGCGCTGTATTCGCAACCAGACCTCTCTGCGGCCCTCAAGAAGAGCCGAAGTCCTGTCGTTATCCGTAAACGTCGATTCATTGGCGCGACAAAATAAGGCAAGATCGTGTAGGACGTTTTGCCCTACCGGATTGTCAAATGTCGTTCTGTAATCTTGCGCGCGCTTGGTTAGTTTGTCTCTGGCTTTATCCTGCGACATTCGGCCCCACTGCCTTGATCAACTGTGCCGCCGCTGGCGCTGCCTCAATCATCTGAGCCTGCTGTGCCTGCTGATTGCGGCCTTCACGTTCCGACATAACTTGATCCATCGATTTACGCCATGCCGCGGGCACCCCGTTGATCTCCATAACTTGCGGCATTGCCGTGTCGATGTCGATCCAATCAAAGGCACCCGGATCTTGCGTGACGTTTGCGTAGGTTGCGGCAAATTCGATGGTGCGGAACAGCCCTGCGGCCTCTTCCGCACGCTGCGCCCGCGACAACGGGCTTTCATATTCGATCTCAAACTCACCTTCCGCTTCCAGCATCGCTTCCGGCATATCCGGCAGCAAGCCCTGCTTGGACAGTAGGTCAAGCTCTCGTTCGATCATAGGCCCAAGCATTTCCGACTGCTGTCGGCCCATTGTTGGAGCCAAGAGCGAACCTTTCTCTTTGGCAAGCTCCAATACTTCCGTCGCAGTAGGCGGCGTCTGACCTCGTCGGTCGATAAGAATTTGGAAAATAGATACGAGGAAAACGTCATTGATCACCGCCTTTTCCGCTTCCATCATCTCCATACCCAAGATGGGATTGCCGACCGGCAGGGTTTGGACGAGAGGACGACCTTCGGCCGACACACCGCCTGCGTTCAACGCCCCGGGTTTTAGAGAGAAGCTATCCAGAACACCGTCGTCATGGGCGAGAAGAATAGGGTCAACAGAGCGGTGACCCTGTTTTAGGACGGTCTTCTTCTGCTCATTCAGCGTGTTGATAGAGGGGAGAGCAGTCATGGCTGGGGATCGGCCATACTTCTCACCCGGGGCGATCACATACCGGCTAATGGCGTACGGAAATACGGCATATCCGCCTTCCGACAACAGCACCTTCCGGTCTTCAAGAACATAATATGAAGCGAACTCCATACCCTTGCCGTCCATACGCTCAGGATCGCGGTTCTCACGCGGTTTAACGAGGTGCAGGACGGTTAGTTTTTCATCCATCTTACCTTTGACGTAGCGTTCAGTTTCGCTGTCCAGCGGCTCAAAACGGCCCGCATCGACACGCTGCAAGAGTTGTCGGCCGGTCATGGTTAGCCGCCGCATGGCGGTGTCGATGATCCCTTGAAAATTAGTGTCGAAATACACCTCTGACAGGTGAACCGACTGATACCGAAGGCCCGCGTTATTATGGCCGTCTATGAACGTCACACCACTGCCAAACGCGCCCAGTGACATATACCCTTCAAAGCACTGCGATTGGAAGTTCGCGCTGGACCGCTTGCGCTCTTCCCATAAGATGCGGTTGACGACATCCATATAAACTTGAACGTCCCGTTCGCGCGCGAGATCAGTGTTACTTGGCTTAAGCCGGTGCCAAATTTGATGCATCGGGGTCAGCATCGATTCCATGACCGCGGCGAACCGCTCCAGCGCGATCGCCCCCGATGCATCCACCATACGCTCATTCCGGCGGTCACCTTGCGTAAGGTTGCGGCCGTAAGTCAGAAACGTCTCAGACTGCCGCGGCAAAATGCGCTCTGCAATCTCTTCCCAGTAATTCTCCCAGTTGGCCCGCTCGTTGACCATACGAGAGTACATTTCGCAGATTTTTTCGGGATACATGCTCATTTGATATATGCCATTGTGTGCATCGCCATATCCACAACGGTCACACTTGCCGTGGATGTCTCGTTGGTGACATGGATTTCAAGATAGTCATTCGTGGACATCACCGCATGACAGTGGAGTGTTACGCTTGCCGTGTTGCCTGTCGAACTCAGAAACTGCGTCACTAGGCTATCATCAATAACTGCGCCGGATGCACCGCTGGCGTCATAATGGTACGCCTTGAACGCAATATTTTGATTGTTCGATCCAACTTGGAACGAGATGGCACAGCTTACCATCACAAGACGATCTGGCGCACCTGTATAGCGGAGCCGGTTCGTCGTGCTGCTGTCATCATCGAACAGATACTCATCACCAGAAAGGGCCGTGGTGCCTGCAATTTTGTAATATGTCCCTGCGACCGAGATCGTAGTCGCAGTGGCGTTCGCCTGCATCGCGCTTTCCCCGAACCCGGGGCGCATGGACACGATCAGATCGCGTACATCCTGAGCGGTGATAGATCCTGCGGCCTGACCATCTTGGAAAATGTTAGTCAGCAGATCGGTTTCTGTGCGGAGTGTGTCAACCATAATTTACTCCCTAAATCCTTTACGCGCCCGACCAGCTTCGTCGTCCATGATTTTATGGATTTGCTTGGATCGTTTGTTTAACTCAGATCCGCTGTCGTACATCGGCCATTTACCAGAGATGACATCATCCCTCCAGTAATTATACGCTTCCATTTCCGACATGATCGTGCCGGTGTCGCGATTATACCCCGGAATGGCTACAAATTTACCGGCGTTAGGATCTCCTTTTGGGATCTTAACGCCGGTTGAATAGACAGTCACCGGCCGACCATCCTTGTCCTTACCTACCCGCTTGGTATCCATCGTGACCCGATGATACTTCACAATATTTTGTTCCTGCGGAGTAAGCTCCATCAGACTATTCCCCTAGCAGCGTCTTTGCTGCACCGAGCCCTTCTTCACCCGCGCCTTGGGGTGAGGTCAGGATATTCGACGATACGCCCTTCTGCTTCCGCAGCTTCTCGCGCTCCTTGCGGCCTTCTTCGGCGACTGTCTTACGCTCAGGCGGCGGCGGCGGGGGTGGCGACGGTGGAATTGAAGGAGAAGAGAACATACCGCCCATATCGAAAACCTTTCGTTGATCAAGCGAACAAATTATAATCTACGTCACGCGCCATGCGTGATATTTGTCGTCTCACAGGCCCCTTCCTTGCGACCTGTTTAGCAAATGTTACAGCCAACGCATCAGCCGAATCTGGGGAAGCATACCCCCTTTTCTTCATTTTGTCTTTAGGTTCTAATCGAATTTGTCCTTTTATTGTATAGGAAAATTCTGGCGCAGACAAATCTGTCGCGAGACGATCATCATTCGGGATGCTTGCGTTCATCAACCAATCGCGCATCCGCGACCAGAGTTCTGTTCTGCGGTTGGAAAATTTATCTGTTTGATCGGCCCGCCCACCCATGGTGACCTCATGTACATTTAAGCGGCGGCGATTGAGAATATCGACCAGACCACCGCCCACGCCATCACCTTCCACGAAGATCGCATCCGGTTCATGCGCGTTGGCCGCGGCGACGATATGATCCGCCAACTCTTCCAAGGAACACTTCTTGTACCGTTGGATCGGATAGGTGGTAATGTCGTTGCCCTTACGAAAAAGCAGCACGGCATCGTCATCCCCGTAGCGAGCGGGGTCTACCCCAAGCAGCAGCGGGGCATTCGGATCTGATGCAGACTGCCGCTCCCGGGCCTCTGTAACAAGCCCGCTGCCGATGAACTGCTGATCCCCTTGCCGGGGGAACTGCCCGTACACCTCGACCCGCGCCTCATCGCTGTCGGCTCCATACTGCTCAATAATAGATTGATAGAGCGACTGATCGTTTTCCTCGACCGATCGGGCGTCGATCGATTCAGTCTGCCATAGGTTCCGATCCCGGTTGAAGCACTCAAAGAACGGCCCTGTCGGGGATCTGGGGTTGGAGATAACCGCCCAGACGCGGTACAGGGTCTTATCGGTGAAAAAACCCGCTGTGACGGACCAGATCGGCGCAGGGATGCCTGACGCCTCGTCAAACAGCACAGCCATCCCCACATTCGAGTGAAGCCCTGCAAACGCATCTGGGCTTTCCTCAGACCACAGGCGGGCCTGTATATACCAATACGCATCATCAAGGTCGGTGGTGTCTCTGAGTGCGCTGACGAGCCATTGGGCAGGGCGGATCGACATGGCTTGCGTATCAAACCACGTATTCATGATCGACATACTGGCCCATTTCTTAATCTCTGGGAACGTGGTCGATTTCAACTGCTGCTCAGTGTTGGCCGCTACGATGGTCGTTGACGCCGGATGACAACAGAACATCCACAGCGCAATCCATGCCAAGAACGCCGACTTACCAATGCCGCGGCCGGATGATCGGGCGAGACGCAAAAGCTCAGGGTCCAGCCCCTGCACTTTTCGTTGCTTGTTCTGAATTACATGATCCCTGATTTGCTTAAGAGCCCGCATCTGCCAATCCCGGGGGCCTGACATGCCTTGTAGAGGCGAATTCGGTTTGCCCCACGGGAACGCGAACATAACAAACGACACGGGGTCGTCCGCATAGCTCAAAAGAGCCGAGATGACTTTCTGCTCATCGGGACGAGGTTTAGCCATCTAGGGAAATCCTGTTGGATAGTGGTAGGACGTAATACAAGTTTTCAAATCCTGCAAAAAATTCTGG